ATAAATAGGGTTGATCTCCCACATCCCATGTTCTTGCTGGTAAACCATGTTTCCGGCACTGAATATCTGCAAGCCGATAAGTGATATCCAAAGTATGGTATCCAGTTCCATCAAGCCACCAGCCTCCCCATGAAATATGACTGAGCATTAGCCACATGCCCTTGAGAAGTGGACGTCCCGCAATAAACACTAAGTTTTGCGGTATCGGTTGCATCCAGGTCTACGTCAACGGCAAACGCAAAGGTAGCATAAGTCAAATCAGCATTGAATTCTGACGAATCAAGATAATAGTTAAAGTTTCTGGTTGTCGTTGTGAGCCTTACCCGATAATTGGTATTGTCGATGTCAATCGAATCAATCCTTATTAGGACCATAAAGTGGTATATGCCATCAACAGGAGCGGTAAAAACCCCTGTTGAGTTGTCAAAATCTCCGCCCTGATCGTAGTTTTCAGTCCAGGTTGTAATTGTTTCATAAGTGCTGGCAGCAACGATATTCTGGTCACCGTTTTTAACAGCGGAAAAGGCTGGCTGTAATGGGGTGGTTATAGCCCCATCCGCGGCTATCTTCATTGCCAAATCATTGGCAGTACCAATTTTAAACGATATGGTTTCCCATTTATTAAATGCCAAATCTCCAGTTCTCGGAATATCTATGCTTGGCGTATAGCTTTCTGAATCATCCGTTACCGATATAATGATCGAGCTTTGACTCATATCTATCTTGGATGAATCACCACTTGTACTTGCGGCATTCAACTCTATGTTGTTAGCAAAGCCTGTTATTTGGTATAAAGGGTACGTTGAATTCCCCAAATAAAGATGAGAGCCATCTGCCACGGTAGGAAGAAGTGTAATTGCAGTACTGCCGTCTGAACTCATTTCAAAGTCGTTTAATCCAACTTCAAATTTAATCTTAGCCGGGTTAGATGCATGGCCGGTAAGTATTACATCGCCACCGCCCTCAAGTTTGAAACTTCCACCATTCTTTATGGTAATGGCATTTGCTTGTGCCGTGCTAATTGAGACCCCATTACCCGGATCATAAAACAGATATTCATTGGACCCATCCCCAAAATAGGCGTGACCAGCATTGTCGATATAGGCGGTCCATGCTGACCCGGTGTAGTACCCCAAATAAGTAGTGGTCAGATTTAACCCCGCAGTTGCGGCATCTGTAAATCTATTTGGAATGCTGTTCAGGTCGGTTCCCCAGGTGGCACCGACTGTGGCACTATCAGCAATGCCTATCAGTTTGTTGTTACTCTCGGTAATTCCGTAGGTGTACTGAATTTTGAAATCATCGAATTTAACAGGAGCATTGCCGGTGCCTGACCATCCTTTTGCCCTTGCATTGTCGCTACCGTCCATCGCCCATGCCCGAACGACCACAAAACGTGTGTTTGTTGGGAGTGTCAGGGAATGGGTCAAGGTTGTCCAATCCTCCAGAGTTGTGGCACTACTGGCGGCATATTCGCAGTCGGACGCGGAATCGCTGTACTGTTCATCTGTGGTAAGGGTCACCGTGTTGCCATCGATGTCATAGGCTATGACTTCAAAATATGCATCTTGTTCGCCCAACCAGATATTACCAGCACCAGGGGCTGAATAAGGTGTGCTTGTGCCATATCTTATATCGGCCTCGATGGATAAACTTAGGGTCCCACCATCATCGGATACCTCAAAAACTTTATAAATGTACCAATATCCGCAAGACGTAGGATCGAGATTACCATCCCATCCATAGCAATGCTGCGAATTAAAGTCAGAGTCAGACGGGGCCGTGTCGTAATACTGTCCGCAATTTCCATTGCTATTCCAAAAGCCCCATCCTGTGGGAGCTATGATCCCATCGGCGGCCTCTCCGTCCTCAAAACCATAATCGGGCCGCATACCCACATTGGTCAAAAGCGCCCCATTTCCTCCCGTTATTATAATTTGTCCACGGTAGTACATGATTCCAGCGGAATGGTCGTATTTTATGCCCTCATTGCCACTGTCATAATCGCCAACATAGGCATCGCCCTGGTGGGTGCCGCCATAGACCAGCTCCAGCAATTTAAGGCCGCTGGAATTATATCCCGCCAGGGAGGTGGGCGTGATCTCCATGCCGCCATCAGTATCCGGCACATCCCCTTCCGATGAGACCGCCCTAAGCCATCCAGCTGTATGGATTTCGTATTCGATTTCCTTAATCTTTTTCATAGAAGAATCGATTTGAAAAACCATGTTACCGGAAGCATCATTGACTTTAATCCCTGGATTGTTGGATCCCAGGTCTCCAATTTCAACAATGTTTTTGGACCCGTCATACAGCTTGATAATAGGATCAGATGGATCCAGGACAATGTAATTTGTCCCACTTCCTATTCTGACCCGGCCAGGGAGAGTATTCACTTCATCACCGGATGAAACCTCACCATCCGGCCCGGAAACTATTTGGATCCAGGAATTGCCTGAATCGTCCGTTGCAGGGGAAAGGGCCGATGGTGTCAGATCCGTCCAATCATCCAAGGTTTGCTTGAAAACAATACAATCAAAAATAGGACCGCCATCTTCGGAGCTTATTTCCATCCGGTCGATCATGGCCGGATAGTTACCACCATATAGAGAATCGTTAATGGTGATCCAATCCCCCGGTTGAAGGTTCAGGTGCTTCTCATGGGCCTCAAACGTGATGGTGGCTTTTTTGAGGTATTTCTGCTGGAAGTAAAGCTGGCCTATCCTTTGTGCATCCTGGGTATCCTGGACAAGAGGCAGTTCAAGGACCTCGTCACTGATATTGTTGTAATTGCCAGTAGCCGAAACCCTGAACTTCTGAAGAACGTCACCCGGATCCCCGGATTGGGCGAATGCAATATATCCGGAGTCATAGTCACTTTGGTCGAGCGGTCTATACTTGAATGAATTCTTGACAATATCGGCATCTGTCAGTGTGGCCCTGCTGGTGGTCACATTGGTTCTCAGTTGAACCTTGTCCTCGACTGACAGTTGAGAATGGCTCATCAGCAACAGGTTGGAAAGGAATGCCTCACGGTTACGCTTATAAAAGTAGCCGCCGTTCCATGCAAGGGTCCAGGTTGTGAAGTCGGAAGATGCGGCCTCGAATGTGGATCCGACCCCGGTGTCGATATCGTCAGAATCAATGCCGAAATCCTCCAGGACGAATTCCACAACGTCAGCCGGATCCGTCATCGATGCGGTATCGTTCCTGGTAAACTTGACCAGGATGTCCAGGAACCTGTCACTGGATAAAAATAGACCGCATGCATCAGGGGTACCGTCTGCATTGGAATCGGCAATGATGGGTTGAAAAACTCTCCAACTTGTCGAATCCCCGTCAGTCTTTGAGGATTGCGTAAAAGAATAGGATCCACTGTCCCATATGCTGACACCGCCAAAATCCCGTGGTGACCGGACCTGAGTGATCGTGTATGTGTGTGAAGCAAGGCCAAGGAGATAATACCTCTGATCCGTGATATAAACCGACCTGAGAGGCAAGTAGGCCGTTCCAAACGGCTGTGGTACACATAGGCCGTCATCGGAATCCACGGAATCATCGGTAAAAATCGTTTTTACGAGTGGGGTATTAGGGTATGTACCTTTCAAGAAGTGGCGAATGAAGTCATCACAATAAACCTGGATAGATTCATCCTGTCCGTCAGCTTTTCGGATACAGAATTTCCACTGGCGGATAATTTCTTCATTGGAATCATCGTCCATCACCATTTTAACGTGAACAATCGCGTCAATGAGATCGTCCGGGTCGATGGTGTCACTTTCATTTTCAATCGTGAAATTAAGGTCATCAGGGGCCTGGATCCCGTATTCCGAACGTCCCCTGGTGAGGATGATCCCGTGAAAAGTTTCGGGGATTACCTTTGCATCATAGGATTGGCCTCCAAAGCTGTAGGTTTCCAGGGACCAATAATGATCAACGGAAGAGGATCCGCTTTCGGTAACCTCAAACAACCACGAAAGTTTTTTATAGTCCGCGGCTGTGATGGTTGCTTGATTTCCACTCCAAGTGATCATTAGTCGGCTATTCTCCCAAGGACCTTCAGTTTAATGTCGACCATCCGGTATTGGCCGGAAGGGTTGATCTGTCTCGGTAAAGGGGATGCAAACCGCACAACATAGGTATGTCGGCTTGCAACTGGTTCACCGTAATTTACCCACCTGAAGGACTTCCCCATGCCACAGGCCTTCGCACTGTCATGGTAAAGATCGAACAGTGTCCCGGCATCGGCCTCAGATAAAACCGTGAAATGCAGAGTGACAAAAAAAACGGACGTTGTCGAGCGAATTACCCTGGTTTCACTCTCATCGTCAAACTGTCTGATCTTGACATTTTTGGCACCATCCTCCACCAATACATTGTGAGGTTGCATGTCCAATGTATAGGCATAGTCCGGTGAGATAGTTGACAGGTAGTCATACATTTCAGAGGCCATTGGTAATTCCTTTAATTCAGGTTCTGAATAGCCTGGATCAACTCAGGACTCCTACCCTGAATCCCTGCGGCTACAATTGCGTAGATCTGGTCATTGGTGAGACCACCGCTTCCAGCGGTATTGATCATAATTTGTTCTGTTAAGGTTAAAAGGGTTTCCCAATTCTGGTCAATCTTATCGGCCCTGGTTTGAGCATTCTGGTTTACCAGGGAAAGATCCCCCAGGACGGTGTCGACTATATCTGAATAACCGCCAAAGGCTTGCATAAAGGAAAGGTAGTCCGGAACGAACTGGTTCAAGGCAGACATTGCATCCGCAAGATCTTCATCGGGGGCGGCTAATGCAGAACCTAAAAGGGTCTGGTACTGCTGGTTATAATATTCTGCACTGGTAACTGGCGCCATGGGTCCCCCGGACAGTTGGTGGATAAGATCACTGGTTTCCGCTATAGCTCTTGCAATGCTGAGAGCAGACTCTTCCTGGACCTCGATGTTTTCCTGGATCTGTTGGGTCGTGTACTCTATGGCATCGGCCCTCAACTGCTCAACCCTTGCCATTTCCTGTGCCAACTCAACAGCCTGTTCGATGGGATCGTAGGTTTCCTTCAATGCATCGGCCCAGGCATCGAAACGGTCCTCAACGTCCCACAGTGCCTGATCAAGTTCTGTTGCGGATCCGGACAGTTCACCCATGTATCTCATAATGTCGACATTGATATCCCCCCGTTGCTCGGCAAATGCCTTTTCGACTTGTTCAAGGGCCAATGTCTGAGCATCAAGGACATCCTGGTAAAGTTGGATTTCGTCATCGGTCAACAGCCCACGTTCCAGTGTCTTTATGGTGTCCCGGATCTGCTGTCTCAGATCTGCTCTTGATTGTTCGGCAGAGGCTACTAAACGGTCGTATTTTTGCCGATTGAATTCCCGGACAAAGTTACCCTCACGATCAAATCTGAAAGACGTTGCTTCGAATCTCAGGGCGGCATAGTCGATATCGGGAATACTCTTCAGAAGGTCCCGTTGACGGTTTATCTGAAAGATGAGCTTGTTATTGGCCTGGAGCATACCCTTGGCATCTGCAAAATGACCCTCCCAGGTTTCGGTGGCCATCTTAACGGCAGTCTGATAGGCGGTATCGTCATACTGAAGGTCGTATATGTAATCAGTCATTTCATCGATCATGTTCTTGGATATGATGATAATCGACTTTACATAATTGGACCATGCCTGGAGGCTTGTGGTAAGGGCCGCTTTTGCGGCATTGATCTTTTTCTGGTCACTCTCATTGACCACCGTGTCGATCATTGCACCTTCTGAAGAAAGGTACTGCCTACCCTGGCTTGCATCCCGGATCCCTTTCAGGGCGTCTTTGAGTGAATCATTCGCTGAATAAAAAGCCTGGGTCCAGTTTCCAATACTGTTGTTCAGCTTGTTTATCTCATCGCCAAGTGTGGACCCTATCTCCATAAGGGATGCGGTCAGGTTTTCCAGGTCCTTGCGGATGATATCGTTCATGTTCGGCTTGCTACCCATGAGGTAGTCTGTCAGTTTCATGGATGCAAAGCCAGCCACCGGGTCAAGTCCAGTGAACTGCGTGAACCCGAATTTTTGAGCATCGGACAAATCGTAATATTTGTCTTTGTATCGGTCCATGTACGATCCGCCAAACATCATGGCACCACCGATTGCCATCCCCTGCCAACTTCCCTGCATTGCTGAATTGGCCGTGATTTGGGATCCCGTCCGCATTATGGTGTCAGCCAAGTTTTCCATTTCAACCTTGCCCGTTTTGGCAACATCGTAGAATGCGTCCGCCAGGGTATCCCGGATGATACTGGCAAGGGAAACGTAAACCTCCTGGAGTTCCCCGGCCGTGTCGACCAGGGTGTCCTTCATTTCATCGCTGGACTTTTCCAGCATCCCGTTGATCCTGGTGAATTCATCGGAAAGGGAATCCATTGACATCGACCGGGGAAGATCCTGTTCGAAAATCTGATCAACGCCCCACACCTTCCACATGTCCTCCCGGATCCGCTTTGCGGTAACCTCTATGGTGTCAAGCTGGATGATCCTTTTTTCAACCTGTTTGTTATAGTTGCTGGCGGCAACTGTCAGCTTTTCGGTCTCTTCCCGTTCGTTGGTCAATAGATAAAGTTTGTCCTGCAGCAACTTGATTTCTGTCTGATATTTTTCGATGAAAAGGTTCTTTCCAGGCATATTGCCCTTTTCATACATTGCAATCAGATCCTGGAGTTCCTTGATCCGGGCGGTCCACATTGCCTCGTTCGTTGTGGCCTGTTCACTCTCCAGGAGATTTCCGAAATTTTTGCCGAAGTCATAGGATACGGATGCAAGTGCCGTTAAAAATGCACCCTTTTTGCCGAACAAGATTGCACCAAGGATCCCGTACCCTGCGGCACCCTTGATCTCGTTTGGGATAGCATTGTATGTGTCAATTATTCCGCCGATGGAATTCTTTATGTTGTCGATGTATTCAGGGACCTTGACCTTGATCAGTTCCCGGTTGGTCTGTAACCAGTTGCTGGTAAGCCTGTTCAGTTCGCCCAACTGCGTTTTCAACTCTTCGAACACCCCGGCATCCATGACTTCCCTGGAGATTTCCACCATGTAGCTTTTGAATGTGGCGGTCAGTCCCTGCCATGATGTTTGAGCTTGCTTTGCGGCACCAGCATAATCGGCATCCAGGCCCTGCCAAATACTCTCGACAACCTTGTTGATTTCAATCCCGGACTTCTGGATTTCCTCAACCGTCATCCCGAAGGCGTCTTTCAGGTACTTTCTGGCATTGATACCGACTTCAGCCATCTGGTTAAGATCCTGGGCGGTCAGTTTACCAAGTGACTGCATTTGGCCCAATGCTCTTGCAACCCTCGGCATGGCCTCTTCACCAAAAATAGATGCAACATCCACCAGGGTTTCCATCTTTGCAATGGTGGGATCCAGGCCCATAGCTTGCATCATGGTAAAGGTGTCAACGGCCTTTTGGGTATTGACAGGCATTTCAAGAGCCCATGCATTCAGATCTTCAAGCGTTTGCCGGCCCTTTCCCCTGGTCAACACATCGAGCTTGATTTCCATCTTCTCGAAAGAGGACGCAACATCCAATGCACCGGATGCAACCGCTTTAAGGCCGTAACCACCAGCCAGGGTGACAAGTCCGCCCTGAAGGGAGAAAACCGACTTTTTAACCTTGTCGATCCTTCCGGTCAGTTTGGTAAAAGCGGCCCCTGTAATGTCTTTAGCCGCCAGGACTATTTCTAATTTAGAATCCATTTAAGTCACTTTTTTAAGAAATAATTGACATAAAACCCGGTTTAAATCATTTTTTGCCGGATTTCTTGACATTCTTGGATTTTGGTTTGGAGGCCGTTTTTGCCTTGATGGTTCTCGGATAAACCTCGGTTTTAAGGCCTCTTACAAGTGTTGGTTTGAGCTTGTAACACTTGGGACACTTCATGTAGATACCACCGTTGTCGACCTCATAAACTGCCCCACCTTTGATGGTAATACCACCTTTGATCTCAACACCTTTAACGGCAACCTTGACCCGGCAATGATGACACGCACCATCCATCTGGACAGGAAGTCCATTCTCTTTGACGATACCCTTAAAAGTCGCAAGTTTCATATTCTCTCTCCCTTCATCTTACGCCTAAAATTTTTCCTGATATTGACCTTTGCTTCATCCTTATGAGCTTCCCAAAAAGGTTCCACAATCGGTCTCGCAGGGGTTCGGAATGTTGTGGTCGACTTCCGGATGAACATGATTCTCCGGATCCGGTTCCTTTTGCCAAGGAGACCACCGACCATCCTGAAATAGTCCCTTGCAAGGTCGCTCATGCCGTGGGTAAAACCTTCCTGTTGCATTTTGGCAATTCGCTTCCAGGACCTGGAAACATTTTTCCCTGTGAATCCAACCCTCATATCGAAATTCGGGCTGAACTTCAGGTTATACATGATTGCTCTGACGATAGAGTGTCCTGATTTGGTTCGTAGGAATGGCCTGTCCGGTCTGGAACGTTTGGTTCCTCTTTCATGCCATCTTCTCGATAGGAAAGACAGGGGAGCAAACCGCTTACCACCTGGGGATCCTTTTGCAACTTCCGACCTCATGGTTCTCATCAATCGGAAACCTTCGAACTTAACGGCTACCCGCATTGCTCTTTCTTGCCGTTTAGACTCGGCTTTAAGGTCTCTCTTTAGCTTACTCAGCCCCCTTACGGTTACTTTTAACACTTTTTGATATCCCCTTTAATGTTACAGATTCAAGCGTTCTTAGCTTATTCCACATGCAGGGCGATAGATCTATTTCCATGTCTTTGGCGATAACGATGACTGTGTTGTAGTCGAGACCCATGACGGACATGCCTACCCTCCATTGGGTCGATACGGCCATCCAAAGTTCCATGGCCTCAAGGTTCTCTTCTAAAAGATCCGGACCCTTGCCGTATTCACAAGCGTCACATTTGTCGAACTTCTTACAGGCATCGCAGTACTTTAATCGCTCTTGGTCTGTTCGCCAACTCCAGACCTCTTCAAGTTTTTTTCCTCTTCCTTGCTACCGAAAGACTCCTTCAGAATGGCTCTCCAAATAGTGAGAGCATCCGGGTTGGGAAGTTCGTCAATCCGCTCAATGTCCCGATCATCGAAGATCATATCAAAAACCCTGTCAAGGCAGTCATCTGCATTTTCAGGGGTTAGGTTGTTGATATCGAGACCATCTGCTTTTAGCTTTTTGACTTCACCCCTTTTCAAAGGGCGAACATCGAACGATTGTTCCGGGTTACCTACTTTGATTTCTCTCATACAATAGACCTCCTTATGTTGATGGGAGCGGAGAGGGGATTTGAACCCCTGACCTCAAGGGTATGGGCCTTGCGAGCTACCAGACTGCTCTACTCCGCAACACCGCTCTATTTGAAATTATGCGTGTGCATCACCGTTCGTCAGTTCAACGACTACGGCGGATGCGTCACCGTGATCGTCATAGTACCCCTGGAAGTTAAGATCTACCAGGAGACCTTGGGGTCCGGGGATGTCCGGGCTATTCCGGCTATACTGGATTTCATTGAACTCGATGATCATCTTCAAGCTGGCGCTCTGTGTGACGGTAATCACCAGACTTGACTCGGTTCCGGCCTCCGCCTTGTCCAGCAGGGTATCATCTTCGAACAATGTTTTCAGGTTGCCGGATACGCCCACGATCCCTTCTGGCAGGGATCCACGCACTCCGGATCCGCCTATGACGTAATTGTTGGGATCAAGACCGAAATTAACGGCAAATGACACTTCCAGGGCATTCGATAACGCACCACCGCCCTCTTCCAGCGAAACCTCGAAGTTATCCAGACGGTCCAGGGAGATCATCGAAGTAGGGGAAGCATCAAAGGGGGAAGTGGCCTGGGTGTCGACACATCCGATAACGTCAATATTCGAAACCAGTTCACCGTCACCGCCAAGGTTCATGCTCCAGTTGTTCACCTTGCATCCGGTGTACTGATAGTAAAGGTTTGTTGAAAGGTCCGTGTATTGGGCCTCGATGGAATAGCTCGGCATGGTGTCACCAATGTCGAACGTATGAACATAAGGGCCGGTTCCAGTGGTGGTCGGATCACCGAACATCATCTGCAACCAGTACCAGAATGCCGTTGCATCGAGCGGAGCAACAATGGTTCCCCCAACATCGCGGTTTCCACGGAAAGGCACAGCCGGATTTCTTGTCCCGGTCAAGGTCCCTGGTGTATTGACAGCCTGGGACCCTTTGAGATTCATACTGTTGAACGGCATCAGGAATCCAGCGGACGCCAAGGTCTTAAATGTCGATTCTTCGCCAATGACCAATTGGGAAGTTACGCCTTTTTGCTGTGGCATGATTCACCTCCGTTTTAACTCATATAATCAGAACCCATCGTTACCGCTTCCTCAACGGATATAGCCATGAACGTCCAGAAAAACGGGAAATCTGTTATGGGGTCATATTCAACATCGATATTGATCAGAACATTTCCAAGACTTAGGCCGATAATTTCTGTTTCGACCAGTTTCCTGTATTCCTCTGATTTCCGCACCCCGTTGTACTCAATCACATTCCCGTACCCAGGTTTTTCCCTACGGCTACTGTCATGTAAGCAGTTGACAACGTGGATGATGTGAGACTTTTGCGATCTTCCCTGGCCTACCTGTTTGATCTCGGGGTAGATAACAGAAAAGGGACAATAGCTCTCACCGGGCGGATTCTCAATGTCGAAATTTACAAACACATATTGATCGTTTCCGTAGTTATCGTTGGTCCAATCAAGGATTGTGGCGGATCTTGCAATGCCATCAACCACCGTATCTATTAGGGTAAGAATATTCATCTTAAAGAGGGCCTTTCGTCCCTGGTGATGAACAGCCACCATTCATGCCGGGTGGCCATCTTCAAATTCTTGACTCTCCAGGTATTGGAATCGAACACCACGGTATCCCGTTTGGCCCAGGATGCAACGTTGGCTTTGCTTACCTGGAGAACGGCATGTTGAGCATTCGCACCACGCATGTCCTCAAGGTGGCCATCGTAATGGACCAGTGCTGGAACTGTAGATCCGTTGTACGATACGGATAGCGCATGTCCATCCGTATCGTACACGGCATCCGCTAAATCAGCGGTTATGTCATCGTATAATGACATTTACGACTTAGGTTGCCAGTGTGTCGGTGAACAGATACCCGGCATCCGCACAGGTCACCTTCTCGTCAAAGTATTCCCTGGCATCGATGATCCAGGAATCGGTGGTGTGATCCCACCATCTGCGGACCTCACGATAGGTGTCGCTTTTGATGAGGGATGATTGATTCCCGGCATCCCCGGTCCATTCGAAAATGTACCCGGCATTCGGTTCTTCAATCGCAGGGGTCGGGGTTCTGTAAAGCAACAGACACGAACCCTTCCCGGCATTGGTCTCCCACATCTTGACCGCGTTGAACTCGGTTCCGGCAACGGTCTCTTCCGCATCGGAGTAGATGGCCTTGCCAACCAGGACTTCTTCGAAACCGAAGATCTGAGCAACCAGGGCCCTGGTGACGATGGCGGGCTTGCTGGTATCCGCACCACCGGAGATATACTGTTTCACGGTGTATTCCTGGACGATGTTGTCCCAGGTCGCGGAATCCACGATCATGAGGTTCGGCTCGACACCGATCAGGTTGAGCATGACGGCTTTTGCGGCAAACACATCTGCAAGGAACGTGTTCCCGGTACCGTCAGCCGTTTTCAACCACCCACCCTCGGCATCATTCGTGGTGGTCCAGTTGGCGGCTGTCATGCACAGGTTTGCCACCTGAAGTTCCTTTTTGAGCATTACCTGACGGGTAGCCCAATTTGTGCCGGAACGGAACGGATTGAGGACACTATCGGCGTTGTTGATCAACTCGATGGGAACCGGATGCTCGACTGCATACTTGATACAGCTGTATGTGTCACTGGTTACCTTGTAGCCGGACCGTGGTTTCTTGGCACCCGGACCAACGGCCTTTGCCGCAATGCTGAACCATGCAGCTTTGAGGAACTTGAAAAAGTAATCGCTCTGCTTCCCGACTGGAACATGGGGAAACACACGATCAGCGATAAAATTGGGGTTTTTATACCCGATGGAAATGTTGGTCAATGCCGCGTCTTTGTGGACGCTTTTGGGTGTGGGATCCATTGTTGGCCTCCTTGCTAAAAGTGAATATTATGGGTTACGGCTTGAAACTCAATTCAGTATTTGGCCTTTTTAAGCCGGGATGCTCATGTAGCTCGGTCCGGTGAGATTGATGGCGCCAACGTCATCCTCGGCACCAGATGCAATCACACAATTCCCCATGTGGATATCACCGTCCGTGTCGGCCGCATCACCCTTTCCATTATCGGAAGCGCCCACATACTCCGCTTTTAAGGGTGCGCCAACGGCAACTGCATCGTTCATAACCAGCTTGCTGACCCCGGAGATCCGGACAACGGCAACTTCACCGGACTCCGGAGCATTCTGGAGAACGCCCACGGGAACCTCGGTACCACTGTCCAGCATGTCCACGGTATTATCGTCAGCCTGATGGACGAAACGATACTGCATTGCCGACAGATCTTCACCAGCCAAGAAACTGATATCCGTTCCTTCAAATTCGATAGCCATGATTTACCTCCTGAAAATAAGTATTAATAAGTTGATCTTACCAGATGGCTGATCAACAGCTAATGCCGTTACTCGGTCTGAAACTGCTCGTTGTATTTCTCTTTGAGCTTCGGCTCACTGGCAATGACCCTGTCCATTGCATCATCGAAACTGATGTCTTTGTCCTGAGCGAGCTTGGTCGCTTTTTCGGCAATGATTTCATCAGCGGGCCGATTGTCCTCACCTGGGGGATCCGTGGGGGGTTCCTGTCCGGCCGTTTCGGTGGCCCCTTCTTCCAGTTCCGACAGACCGTCAGCTTTTTTGCCCTTCAAGGACTCATAGAACTTGCGGTAGGTGTCGGCCTCTGAGGTTCCCTCTTCGATTGCCGCCAGTGTCACCACCTTGTCACCATCGGCCTTCAGGATGGCTACAACCCTGTTCCGTTCGGACTCGATCCCTTCGGCAAGAGCTTTTTTCCTGATTTCAGCCAGCAGTTCGGCATGATCACTTTCCAGTAATGCCAGTGTGATTTCCATGTTGACTTCCTCCTTTTTGGAAAATGTTAGTTCGACCGACACCGCGTCTTTTTCATCCGATAGCACAATGCCGGCTGTTTGGTTATCGGCCCCCAATGCGACAAAGGACACTTCCCGCATATAACTTTCCATCCATATTTCTGCGGGACCCGTGACCTCCACACCGTTGACCGTTTCAACTTCCTTATCATCCTGGAGGACCTTGACCTTTTTGGGCCACAAACCCATTGATGCCTGGAAAGGTACCCCGTCATCTGCAAGTTTGGGAATCTCCCGGCCATCCCTTGAATCAGCAAATGTGCCTTTGAGATAAACCGATCCGTTTTCCTTCCATGCCATTCCGGATCCGGCGATCCTATCCCTCATGTGTTCCCGTAGAACAGGGAGTTTTTCATCAAACTGGATCCCGTCCACGGAAAAAATCATGTCATAATAATAGCGTTCGATCTTTTGACCAGTGTACGCGGTTAGCATGAATGACCTGGGCTTGTTGGTGCCACTTCCATCATCGCCAAGGGTTTCAACGACAACCGGAACGGTCATAGAAATAGGTTCCCGGAGACCCTTTGCGTTGTTCCATGCAAGATCACAGGCGGCATATGCTTCCTTGTCCGTTGAACCGTTTTTCATTTCTGATGCCGTACATCTTTTCAGGAAATCGGTTTTTGCCTCATTCTTTTTTGGTCCCTTCGCCATCATCTTCCTCCTTGGTCTGGTTGTTGGATGAACGGATAATCTCGATCCCCAACTCATCGGCTTTGGCATTTTCTTTCTGCTGTTGCTCAAGGATCTCTTCCCAATCACGCCCCTGGCCCGCTGCCTCTTCGGCAAGGGTTGACAGGCCATAGTCAATTGCCTTGCGACTGGAATCTACTTCCTTGACCGGGTCTACCCAACCCCAGGCGCCCCCGATCCACGCCGCCCTGGTCAATTCGGTTTTGAACTCGTAAAAATTCTTACATTCGAACATGTCCCGGAGATAGGCCTCTTCCAGGACCAGTTCGTAAAAAGGCTGACAGAATCGTTTGGCAAACCAAGATCTCCAGGTCATAAACATCCTTCGACCTTCCAGGAGAGAAGCCCTGGCACTGGAGTAATTTGTTTTGGAGAAGTCCTTTGCCAATAACTCGTATGGTAGTCCAAGAGACATGCCGATCATCCTGAGTATCCCCTCTATAAAGGGTGAAAATGAATCTCCAGGCCTCTTTGGGTCGACTACGTTGATGTCCTCACCGGAATTGAGATACCCAACCATTCCGGGTTGAATATTCTGGATCCTTTGACCGGAGGCGTTTGTGCTGGTCGACTGTCCCAATGCTCCGGAAATGGGATCCTGTTTTGTGATGAATACCGCCAAGCAAGCGGCTACCCTCATGTTGACCACTTCTGCTTCAAGGTAGTCTGCCAAATGCTTGAAGTATGTCAGAACAGGAGCGAAATAAGGGACACCCCGTTGTTGCCCTGGCCGGTTAGTGGGAAACACATGCAATATTTTGGGGCGTCCCTTTTTATCCAATGCGGGGATTTTGCGGTAGGTAGTTTGGCCCTTCTCATCAACATTCCGAATACTGTATGTAAGCGGCTGGCCTCTTTTCCCGAAGGAGATACCCGTGATATCCTCATCTGACGTAAGCCGTTCGGCTTCCAGCAGTTCACAAGTACGTTTTATAGTTCTCCAGGGATCGGTGGCCATGGTGGGTATTGCAATCGTTTCCCCGTCCTCGATGATCTTTCTGATTGCCAATAGCTGGATCTCATCGAAATCGAGTTTATTGGCATTGTCCGGTCGAACACACCAGCCAGACCAAATATCTTCAGCTTGACGTTGTAACTGTTTACCCTCATCCTCCGAAATCCCCAACCTCTTGGCTCGTATGCGTGACTGAGGATGCAATCCCTGGCCTACAATGTTCAAGGACATGGTGTCCGTTGCTCCGGATGCCACGGGATCGTTACGGTTTAGATCCCGGCTACGGTTTCTCAAGGTCTCCAGTTCCCACGGATCCGGGGTTGCGGTCTCCAAACCCAGGACCCAATTGTTCAGGATCCTGTTTGCCTGGGCTCCTTTGTACTGCATGGTGGCAGACAGGTACTTTTGGGCCATGCGTTCGTTACCCAATTTTGGGGAAATTATAGAAATGACCCGGTCCAGGAAATTCGGTTCAATGGGCTTATGATGCATCATTAAACTCCACAAGGTTCACGTTGCCGCCACTCGACTGATTGTCAAGTGCTTCGATTTTGTCCAGGAGTTGCTTTTCCCTCCGGTATAGGGCGTTCAGATTACCCCGTTGGAGAGTAGTGTCCCCGGATCCCCAACTTTGAGCGGTCTCAGCCTTTTCGATATTAGCTCTGACCGTTTCCAACATTGTCACCAGTGTTGCTCTGCTATCATATCCCATTAAATGGCCTCATTTGTGGGTGTGGATGATGAATGTCATAATAAATACCACGGGATTTGCGGCAAAGATCGTGTTCTGTAGAAGTTCTGACAATATTCGGTAAAATTCCCGTAAACCAAAGTGTATTGACAGGCTATTTTTGGGGGGGTTCCTGGAAGTCCTGGATTAGATCTGGCGGTGGTTCTCCGTTCTTTACCTCAACGGGGGGACCGATGGTGATTTTTTTAAACCACAAATCGATGTTCTCTATGTGTCCATACCAGCGGTTATTGATCTTACGGATTGGCATACCCAGGCCGACAAACATGAAGAATTGGTCCCGACCCAACTTGAAATGATCACAAATATCGTTCATTCCCTGAATTAGTTGGTTTCTATGACCCATACAATGCTTGTCCCTGGCTGTGATTATAGATGGGAAAGTCGAATTAACAGCCTCTATACCAGGATAGTTTCGAACTATGCAAGACAATTTAATGAACACCCTGGACGGTATTAAAAGTTTTAAAGGTTTCTTAATTTCTTTTAACCTTATTAACTTTTTTAACACCCCAGGACCCCGGAAATCATGGAAATAAAACAGCGGTTCATCCGATGGTACTTATAGGCCCACCGATCCACTATTGGACCCCACACGACACTGATTTTTCCAATCTTTTTGCCTACTTAACTTTTCAAAACGGACGATGTTTTTTATTTGGCGGTCTCGGAAGAGGTCCCCCAGGATCCCCCCCAGGACCCGAAAAAAGACCATTTTTTTTGCTCGAATTTCCATATCATTTCGCCCGGTTATGTCGGTGTAAAAAAATGTTCAAAAAAAAGTCTTGACAGGAAAATTAGCACTATATAAGGAACGCGTACCATTAATTTTTAATGGAAAACCAAAACATATCAGGGGGTTATCACATGGGATCACAACTAATCGACAAATTGATCATCATAGAAGGGCAAGAGCATAGGATTTTCTGGGTTCAACCCACCGGAAATCCGCCCAACTTCAAACATTCCAGAGAGTTATTCACCAAAAAACCTGCAATCAACTAAAAGGAGGCGAAATCATGAGAGATTTTATCGATCCCAAAGATGCAAAGTGTATTACCGACCTCGGAACCTCGCTGGTCTCGGACAGTGGGATGCTTCAGATCCGGAGATATGGTGTATGGGGGCCGGATCCCGACAAACCCGGAAGTGACTGTGTCTACGATACCGCCAATGATCTGGATTCCCTGAAGGAAAAATTCGGCAACCTTCCATTAATCAAAATGACCATCAAATAAGGAGGCGAAATTATGTCAAAATTAGGATCATCCAAAGGAATGACAACCCGGAATTACAATGGACTTGCAAGGGAACTTCGATCAACCCGGCCACAGTCACCGGATGAAGCAAGGGTGTCCGGTGGAAGTCCTTTTGTGAGCGTACGTTGGAACATGTGGTGTGATTGTGTCAATCATATCGCAGACTTCTGTAAGAGGGGAAATCCACATTTCGATGTCGAGAAATTCAAACAGGCCTGTCACAACAAATAACCTTAAAAATGTCGATGAAAGGAGCCAACCATGAACAAAAAAGAGAGAAAGACTATTAAAACAGATGATATCCGGACCTTTTTGAAGGAAAAACTTAATACTCTCGCCATGATACGAAAAAGGCATGAAAGAAAAGGTAAAATTGCAGTCCGTGAATGTCGCCCTGATCAGGTAAGATACCACCATGAAATGAAATTGAGGGCTGAAGCAAAATACTTCAACACGGAACAAATCCTGATAGATTTGATGAAGATGGCACAATAGGAGGTTAAGAGGGCGAAATGACTAAATATTTCATAAATATCACCACTGAGGACGGGGAATTGCTCAACCGTATGGCCATAGAGACCTTCGAAATGAATTGGGATACGGCCAATAGCAAGAGAGAAATAACAATGGAAATTTTCGATGAAATCTATCGGGATATAAGGAGGCGTGAAGATGGATAAAAAAGCCCAAACATACGTTGAAATCAGAAAAACCCTGGATTCAATGGGGAATAACCCGGCGTGGCAACTGGCAATTCTCGAACAGGTCAAGAAAGATATCCGCCAGGAAGAGGAAGATCGGATCAACATCATTCATGCAATCACGCAATCCATAGTGGATTACGATAGAAAAATGACGGTCGGAGTGGTTCACATCTGTAAAAATCAAATATAAGGGGGCGAAATCATGCCAATTTATGACAACAAAATCGTATTCACCTACTCTTCAAGTGTCGACTCTTTTGGGGATACAGAAGGGCGATATCTTTACACAACTCACATCCTGACCGTTTGGACATACGATTCCGAACGGGCCAAAAGCATGTCAACCGGACACATGATCGTCCGATTCATCGGACAGGGCCATGCTCACCCGACAACCAAACGACTGATCCGCCTACCATACGCATTCAGAGCAGAAATCGACATGGACTACCTGTGGGACGATTCTTACAAGGCGAAATCGTTGAAAAAAATTGTCAATAAGATTGTCAAATTGGGGGGATGCAATCACATTAAATCATTAATTCGCCTACTTACGGAATTAAAAATCCCCCGTTTGATCCGGGTACCCAATCCGGACAACCCACACCGCGTAAATGACCTGTATATACCCCGTCCGTTCAAGCAACAGGCCGAAGGATACATTCAAGCCACTAAAAACGGGCTACGGGTAATGCCTCCCAACCATCCGTTCGTACTGAAAAGGAAGGTTGCATAACATGGCAAGATCCTTTCAAAATTTGGACCTCTTCACCTGGGTCCCTGATAGTCGATTTGACGGGTTTTTTCCTTCAATCGGCACTAATCCCCTTATTTTGGGGGAAAAAGCTGAAATATGGACCCCTGGACCCCTTGACGTTGATTACCTGGGGTCCGGGGTCCCTGTTTTGGGGTCCCGGAATGGGTCCCGGATCCCTGTTTTTCTAACATTCCGCAATCTTAGGAGGGCAAAATGACTTTTAAAGGCAACTACGGCGAATCTGTCAAAGGAAATTTCAGGATTATTGATTCAATCGGTATCCCCCACCCATACTGCATTGGCCCACGGCATGTAGCTTATGCATCCGACCACTGTATGGGGATGTTGGGGGCCGATGCAATCAGGGGTGCCGAACGAAATGGGGCTGGATGCTGTGTCAGGGGATGCAATCTCCCCTACGATGAGCATGAACAAGCGCTATTGGTCGAGTGTGACACGTGGATCACCGATGAACACCGCAAGGCAAACCCTGAATTGCATGAGTATCTTCTGAAAATCAAGGACATGGCCGAAATGAACGGATATTCCGGTTTTGCATTCAAGGATAACCGCCAGGGTAAAGACAATGGGTAATCTCAGTCCATGCATAGCATGCGGGGAACCTGCATTGACAACGTATATTGTCCGGGAAACGGGCAATTCTTACAAATTTTGCGATGAGTGCCTTGAGATAAACACTGGCACTCGCGTAACCAGGACTGATCGTACCGTGTCGTACGGCTCTGGTCGGTCCTTTAATCAACCCGGTCCCGTTAAAGGGGCCACCAAATGGACCCAACCGGAAATCCGGTTTGGGGAAGGGAGCAAATCATGAAAGAGGGCAGAACGATTGAGGAATTGGCAAGAGAAATCATGCGTCAGGCGGAAGTAAAGAGGGACTTTGTTGCAGATACCCGACAAATGACGATGACCAGGACGGACGGAACCGCCAACGATGGGACCCCGGCACACCTTTTGAGCTTGAAAGGGGCCGGAGCATTCCCCTTGACACCCCACACCCACGGTCAGATCGCCACCCACTTCAAGATCCCGAAAAAGTATTATGACCACATGCAGGGTGCCGCCCCGGATCTGCTTTCCACCAACGTCAACCACTGGATGCAGAACAAGCCGGCCAAACGGATGGTGAGGACCCTTGACGGTGGGGCCAGGGCATTCCTTTCCAACAGGTACCGTCCTATCGACAACATGGATGTGGCCCAACCGATGCTGGAGGTTCTTGGGGACCTCGATGTAAACATTGTATCGTGCGACATTACGGAACGGAAAATGTATCTGAAGGCCGTATTCCCCAAAGTAGAGGGGGAAATAACGGTGGGAGACCCGGTCCAATCAGGAATTGTGATTTCCAACAGTGAGATAGGACTCGGAGCATTGCGGATCCAGGCACTTGTTTACCGTTTGGTCTGCAAGAACGGCATGATCTCCCAGGATGCATCCATGAAAAAGTACCATGTGGGCCGGGCATTCGGGAATGAAGGATCCCTGGAGTTTTTCAAGGATGAAACCTTGTTGGCCGATGACCGGGCATTCATGCTGAAGGTCCGGGATACGATCAATGCTACGGCGGACGAAGCCAAGTTCCAGGTCATAATCGACCAAGTACGGCAGACCACGGAACGGGAGATCGAAGGGGATCCCGTGGAGGGCGTAAAAGTACTCCAGAACAAGTTCAACATGAATGATGAGGAACGAACCGGGATCCTGAAACACCTTATCAAAGGCGGAGACCTCACACAGTACGGGTTGATGAATGCCGTGACACGCCAGTCCCAGGACGTTGAGGACTATGACCGGGCCACAGAACTGGAAGAAATCGGTGGCAAAATCATCGAATTACCTAAAAACCAGTGGAAGGTCATCAGTCAAGCTGCATAAGTGGGCAAGATGATAGAAAATTCAACGAAAAACGGGGTCCCTGACCAGGGGACCCCGGAAAGCATGAAAAGAGGAGCGAACCATGGCGAAAGTAGCAGATTTGGCACAGCAAGTCAAGGCCCAGAATGAGCGTTTAGGTCTAACCCCTAAAAACAATACGGCCAAGTCCGGGAAAACGTCCAGGAAGGGGTCTGAGACCCCCAAATCCGGGACCGGGACCAATTCCGGCACCAAACCCATTGACAAGGGGTCAAAGTCCCCGAAAACGGGACCTGAGACCCCTAAAAAGGGAAATCCCCCAGGAAAAACCCGGAAAAAGGACAAAAAACGGACCACGTTGACCAATGTCAACACATCCAAAAAAGTGGATGATCACAGGAAGGGGGCCAAGGATGAGAAAAAGCCCACGGAAAAGCCTAAAGATCCGCCGAAGGTCAAGGAATGGTATGAATCGTTCGGTGGAATATCCAAGAAAATGAGTATTTCCGGGGGAAACAAGAAACTAGGACAGGTACCGTACCTTTCTCTTCCGCCTGGGGAGACATGTTCCAAAGAAATCCCTTGTTATGACATGTGTTACGCCCAAAAGCAGACCGGAATGCTTGCAAGTGTTCAGTCCGGCTACAAAAAGAACCTGGACTTCTGGAAATCGGCCCCGGATGACTTCTGGAAAGGGTTGAAGTCCTGGATCAAGTTAAAAGGGGACATCACCATGTTCCGGTTTCATACCGCTGGGGACATACCGTCCCAGGAATACCTTGACGGTCTGATCAAGTTGGTGGCGGAACACAAAGACATCGTATTTATCCTGTTTACCAAAAAATACGATCTGAAGTTCCCAACCCCGGCCAAACTTCCCGGAAACCTTGTCCTGATCTTCAGTATGTGGCCTGATCTGAAATTCCCAAAAAAACTGTCCGGATACAGTCGGGCATGGATTGAAGGGGACCCACGGATCCCGGCCAAGGCAATGAAGCTCTACGGGACCTGTGACTATTTCGGCCTTGATATGAGGGGTACGGAATGGGACATCATTTTCAGGAAAATATGACCTCCTGATTTGACGTATAACGGGACTTAATCCCCTTCCGGCATAGATCCCCTGGATTTTCGGATCCAGGGGATTCTATCGCGCAAAAATCTCCCCTATTAACGGTTTAACCAGTTCCCCCCGGTCTGTATCCAGGGATTGTGTTGTTCCTCAACTGGCTCGACTTTGGGGGTCTTTGGTTTCAGCTGGCTACCAACCAGCTTCAGACCTCCGGACCACTGTGGATCCGCACATGCATGTGCATAGATGGAGCAATCCAGATAATGGTTGTCCTTTCTGATCTTGACCCACTCCCATTCCAGGTTTTTATTCCGCTTTTTCTCTTCCGCCAGTAACTGGTTGAAAAAGACATCATCGGTTTCCCGGTGGAAGTGAAGGGGCTGTGGATCCGAATCTTTGTTGGACACCCTCCAGAAAAAAACGTCCTTAAAAGCATGAGTGTCCAGGAACCACAGGACCAGGCCTCCGGTGATCCTTGCTTTAGTCCCCGGCATTTTATCAATGATTGTATGGCGGACCCGTTGTCCCCCGGTCCTGTTGGTCATACCCTTGATCCCCCATGCCGTATTCATCCCGTTATTCCGCAACCACTGGTAGATTTCTTCAGTCTTTGGATGCTCCCCCTCTTCACCGGGACCACCACCAGTGTCCACAGCGGCTCTCCAAATGGACATGGTGTATTCCGGGTTGTCCTGGATCTCGAATTCCCTGGAAAATATAAGAGCGAATACCTCATCCCAGGTTGTCAGCCATCCGTAGTCGATCAACCAGGATTCGAACGTTTCCGAAAAGGCCCACACGGTAAAATAAAACCCGTATTTCTGGACATCGACCCCACAGGTCAAAGCTATTGCATCCTTCGGCACGATCCCGGCTGGCATATTGTTTTTCCGGTTTTCAAGCTCATCGAACATCGGCTTTTCAGCCAGATCCTTCCAGGGTTTTGCCAACCATCCGTTCGTGAAGTTCTGAAGGTCCGTTATCACGCCTTCTTCCCTCAGCTTGTACTTTGCTCTCAGAAACTTTTCCGCCACATCCCCCCATCTCAACCAGGGTGAATAAAGGGATGACACATGGAAACCGATTTTTTCGGTCTGGTATTTAAACTTTTTATCGGCGATGTATTCACCGTGTTCCCCCATTTGCGACTTGTGGTGATCCCCTATGGGTCGACCACATTCGATGCATTCATACCGGGCTGTATTCTTGGCAACATTGATCCGTTCGTGTCCTTCGCCCTCCAGGTCGAACTTGATCTGTTCGAACACCAGGGTCTGCATCCATTCACAGTGCGGACAGGGGACATAGAATCTTCTGATTTCATCACATGAGTTTAGTTCTTTCCAGATACCGATCTCTTCCAGGGTCGGGGAACTGACATCAACTATCTTGCGGATATCCCAAAAGCTCTTGGTTCTCTCTTCGGACAGGTTCAGTGGATCCGCGTCCTTACCCACCCTCAATGGATATTTGTCGATTTCATCCCGCAGGACGTTCCGGCATGGCTTTTGAGCAAGTGCGGCAGCTGAATTGGCACCCACCAGATATAGGTCCATGCCTGGGAAGTGCATTTCAAGCAACTGGTAAAGTTCCCGTTTGTCCGGGATCTTTTCCTTCAGGAATTCAGAGGCCTCGAACATGGGTCTCACCCTGGTCCGGGAAATGGTTTTCGCGTCATCTTCCCTGGGGTAAACAACCATCGTGGAATAGGGTTCAAGGTCGATGATATAGCCAAGGATGTTATACAGGCATTCGGTTTTTCCAAGCTGTGTGCCGAAACATAGGACGATATGTCGAATATTTGGATCCCGGTATGCGTTCATGGGTTCTTCAAGGTAGGGAGTGAGACCTGTTGACCAGGGGCCGGGTTGACGGGATGTTCCGGGTTGAAGGATCCTTCTTTCATCCGCCCAGGTGGACACCCCTATGTCCGGTGGTGGACGGAACGCCATTCGTTCGTTACCTGTCCATTCTGCTTTGTTCTCGCAATCAATAACACCGTCCCATTCAATGCAGACATCCGACATCAGTAATCAAGCCCCCTTGAATATGCATCCATTAAACGGTGGACCTCTTTGTCGATAATAGCGACAACCGCCTTGTAGTCCTGGGATCCCTTTGCCGCCACCTTGTGACCAATTCTCCTGGACAGAACCAAAAGGGACCTTGCAAGTTCATAGGCCCGATTCTCAAAAGCCCGTTCGACATCATCGACCGGGATCAATTTTTTCCGCAACTGGTCGACAATAAGTTCTTCCCGTTCAGCTTTGGCAACGCGATACCTGTAGTTTGCCTTTTCGGTTTTCTCATGGGTGGTGATGATCTTCTTTTTGTGCTTTCCGCCACCAGCTTTTAACCATGCATCGACTGTTTCCTGTTTTATGGTTCCGTCCGGTTCAAGGGCAATTTTCTTGGACTTGTTGATATGGTAACTGATCGTTCTTTTTGTGACCCCGGCATAATCAGCGGCTTCCTGGAGAGTTTTGAATATACCGGGTCCCTGTTGGGCCTTGCCGTTCAGGTGGGATGATATTTCGTTTTCGAGTTTCCGGAATTCCTTCAACTCGGATGCATTTAACTCATGACCACTGGCGGCTTTTTTGACAAGCCCCTGATAGATCTTGACCTTCGCTATTTGACCAGCGGCGAGACTGCTTTCGTAGACTTCTTGCTCATTTGCCATTTATCGGACCTCACGACCTTCCAGGGTGCGGTTTCTTCGGTGTATGTTCCACAATACTTTTCGGTTCCGCCAAATGGCTCAAGGTAAAGTTCCAGCTTTTTGATGTTGAGCGACATGGGGCGTCCACCACGGACATTCAGAGCATTTTTCCGGACCAAATGTTCTTCCATTTCCTTGAATTCCGGACCGGCCCTGGTGGATAGCATAGACAGAACCCTTGAAGTAGGCCCGAACACCCGGTTAGCTTCACACATCATCACCTTCCAGCCCCGTTCACCTTCTTTGGACATTACCCTGTGCCATTTTGAGCGATAATCCCTCCAATAGTGGATGTTGTCGTATTCCATAGGCGTGTGGGGGGATGGCATAAAGACATTGGGTTGCGGTTTCAAAAGGAAGTTTTCCGCACCAGGGATCTCTCCGATCATTTCGAACATATTTACCATGTCCGCCCAATCGTCCTCATCTTCGCCCGGTAGATCCAGAATGAAATACATGAACAGACCTCTCCGACCAGCATCGATAAGTTTTTTTACCTGGGTGAAGATCTTTTCGTCCGTGTAGGCCTTATTCACAGACTTCCGGAGCTTATAGGATATCCCCTCGATCCCCACCCTTGGCATGTTGTCACGCCTTTTACCAAGATTATCGAGCCGAATATCGGTATCCAGGCGTGTTTTGCCGAATATGTCACACAAGTCATCGACTTCCTTGTCCTGGGAATGAAGAGTGGGTTCAGGGGCGAACAATGCAACTCTTTTGACCGTACACCCGACCAGAGCCCTCTTGATCTCTTCGACAGGTACCTCTCTATACGGTTTCAAGAACGTGACCGCACAGAAACGGCATTTATACCGACACCCCCTTGCAATTTCTATCCGGCCTATCTGGTTGGTTTCGTGACAGTACCCCTCGAGCGGATCCACGATCTGGTATTCGACCGACTTGTCCCCGTCCCGATAGACCCCCGGCAAATCAGCGTCAAGGTTTTCGATGAGTTTGTAAAGGGTTAGCTCTCCATCACCAACGATCACCGCGTCAGCATATTTCCCGAACGGGACCGGGTTGAAAGTATTGAACCCACCGACAATTATGAATGGCCTCCTGGACAGATCCTGGGACTTGTCTATCTCTGCCTTTCTAAGAAAGTCGGCCATGACATAGATATGTTCCCACCAGAAGCACGAAAACAGCAAAACATCCACATACCTTGCTGTTCTGGGCGAGACACGGAAAAATTCATGTTCCTTGCTGATCCTTTGCATGGACAAAGACAACCCATAGCTGAAGTCATCACGCCCAAAAGTCAAATATCCGATCTTCATGTCTATACCTCCGGAAACTCCTTTAGTTTGTGCGGAAAATAGGTGTAGTTGTCCTTGATCCAGACCCTGCACCCCTCTTGTTTCGCCACATTGACAATCCTGTCCGCCCATCCGAACGGTGGTTTTTCGGCACCCCTATTGGAGTTGGCCCCTATGATGATCCAGTGGATCCCGGACAGGTTCAATTCATGCTGGTAAATCTTTTTTAACAAGGGTTCGAACGATACAAACTTTATCCTATCGCCCGTGTAGCTGTAAAGGGAGTCTATTTTATCGACCCCGTGTTTATCCCCGTCAACGGTGGTTCCGTACCAGCCATTCTCCGGAAGATCAAACTCGGCGTACCTTTCAGGGTTCTTGGTTAAAAACTGGTAGGTGTGCCAGGGTGTGGCCCTGCAAACGTCCAGGACTTGGTGAATCCAGGACGGTTCGACCCATTTACCCCACATATCGCCGGATGAGCATACAAAGATTTTGGCCGGCTTTTGCTTTCTGCCCGGATCCAGAAGGTAATTTGGTCTGAATTTCGGTTTCATGGTTCCCTTGAACCTTTTCTCCAGGCGGAGCATATAGCAATACGGACATCCGTGTAGGCACCCGGCTATTGGGTTCCATGTCCAATCCGTCCAATCGATTTTGTCCGCTCCTTGTTTGTTCATCGTCATACTATTGCCTCCTTTCAGCCGACAACTGGCGAGTTGTCAGCCTCTTCTTGAAACGGTCGGAAATGTGGCCATCAAAAGGACCAACAAGTATTCCATAATAACCATAATAAATTGGGATGTTTACCAGGGCGAAGAAAACAAAAAAGGCCAGCAAAAGGGCCAGCAAGGGGCCACATACAAGAAGGGATAAGAATGTAGAAGAAACATACACTGCTTTTACTCCGGCCTGAAATTTGATTTTTTTATGTCCGGACATTTTAAAAACACAATGCTTTTACTCCGGCATGAAAAATGCAGTCACGATAAAACCCTGTTAAAACAACCGACAACTGGCGAGTTGTCAGCCTCTTTCTGTTTCCGTTTCTTTTCGAGTGTCAAATAATGGGCGATTTGATGATTATGTGAATCGATAAATCCAATTATCGCCTTTGCTCTTTTATGCCAACAATCGCAATCCGTAACATATTCTATACCCTCAAACATGACTCTTGGCACAGCATAGTCCAAATAGGTTGCGTTTGGGTCGTTCCGATAACTTTCAAGCTCACCCTCTTCAAAATCCCATCCATCGTCATTATAGAAAATACGGCCACATTCGCAAACAGACATACAGGACCCCGTCATCGTGTCGAAGGCCTCTTCAAAACTTCTATGGTAGACCATAGGAATTCTCCTTTCAGAAAGATATATTCAGGTCCGAATCAGGGACATTAAACAGCCCCTGCCTTCCCCTAATTGGAAAAGGTACAAAGTCGTTCCGGACCATTTTGGTTATCCATGCATATCGGCCCGGTGAAAAATCCCCAAGTTGGCCCTCTTCCCTCCACTCTTCCCTGTCCATTTTGACCGTGGGGATGCAGTCGACCAAGTTGACAATGGCCACAGCTTTTCCAAAGTTCAGGTTTCCGATGTCAACATGCTTGCCCACAACACTGTCTGACAAAGGTTTCCCGATCAATGGTAACAAACCGGCCTGGAAATGAGTGTAGTACAAAAGGGCGGTCAACTCCTTTTTGGATAAACCACCCTTGGCGGCACAGATCAAAATTTCACCCCGGTATTGAGTGTACCAGCCCCTGGTTTCAATGGTCTTTGCTCCGGTTCGCATAAGGGACGCCCACGGCTCCCATAAAGAAATTGCTTTCATTTGTGCATACGCCTCCTATAGATCTCTCCAGTTTCGTTTGACTTTTTTCAAAATTTTGAGATATCGCTTTTCACGCCTTTTTATTCGGTTGTAAATATCCTGGTCCCGGTACTTCAAGACTTCGCGTTCTATCAGTCCCCGTAAAACCTTTGGTTCCAATGCATCGAGTTCCCATGATTTACCGCCGAACCTCTTGATGTATTTTTTATACCTGGAGTCGGTCACTTTGGCAGGGTTTGGTGGTGGGCTGTAGACTTCTATCTGATCCATATTCAGGGCAATTCTGACAACTTTCACATAGACACCTTCGAGTCCAGCGAACATACCCTGCCTGTCCTCTATGTCCCTGGTCATATCGATCCCGGAAGGGTCATGGTCCCCCAGGTGAATTATCACCGGGATCTGATCTTTCCTCTGGCTGTGATAGATAAGCCTTTGTGCCGCCGACCACATTTCACTTAGACTGACGTACCCTTTACATGCAAAATGGTTGACATCCAGATCTTGGCATATCCTGGAGATTACCCCGACAAGGGCCTCTTTCTCGATCCACACTTCCGGATGAAAATCTTGACCCTCCCAATGATCCAGGCGAAATGAACGTGCAACTGCTCCAATGATGTGGCCCGGATCCGTCCAGTGAGTGTTCCCCATTAGGTTCCGTGTCCTGTCCTCTATGGAATACCAATCTATCAGCCCTGCCATTCGAGCATCACTGATAATACCGCCCAGCCGTTTATATTCGGAGTCTTTGTTCCGGATAAGATCCCTACTAACAAACTGGTAATACAGTTGGCGGAGAGTGAGTTTTAAATTATCCTGGACATACTCATCGATAATATCATTGGCCATATCGATTATCTTCAGAGTTGACCGTCTGAACCGTTTCTCTATATAAGCTGTTTTTGGCATTGGCGGCACCTATTCGAAAATTATTGTTTGTTCATAACTGAAAGTCTGGTCTGTGGTCATGTAACCTTGAAGACCCAACAGTTCATAATAATTAAACTTGTTCTCAAGGATCTCCTTTACGCCCACCAGTGGTTTATCGTAACCGATCCGGACATTGTTGTAGGTGATAACGTATTTCGGTATATTTACGCGACCCTTGGCAAAGTCGACCCCCAACTTGGTAGGAGCCCACATCCCGGAAGATCTTTTCTCATCCGATGGCAGGGTCCTGACAAGATCCCACAGTTTCAATTGAGAGAAATTCCTGTCCTTTGCCACAACATTGAATTCGTCCAGGTGGATATGATCTCCTTTGTAAACCCTGACCAACTTCACCAAAGAGGCCACAGCAGTCGATATTAGGGATTTCTTCCATTGCATTGCTTTCTGTTCGCAACATGGACAGATGCACCCGTTTTTATCCCCCCGGTGATCCCTCACAAATTGTTTGGCCTCATGCAATGACCGCATTTCTACCCCCTACATCCAGGAGTGTTTGCTCCAGGACAAACTGGTCGTTCAGAATCGCCACAACCAAGTCCTTTTGGGTCAATCCTTCCACCAGTTTAATTTCATAATAGTGTTTCGCCTTAACATTTTTAGCGTGATGAATTGCATCCGGTTTTCTGGCGAAATACATGTCCTCTGAACGTTCCGGGTCCCATACACTGTAAACTTTCAATGCCGCCTCCTTTCAGACCTCGACCATCAGATCTCCAAAGTTTTTAATTTCCTCTCTCCAGCCCTTTTCCACCCGGTCCCGGTGGGGACTGTCCAGGCGAATTGCTTGGGATCTTGCCTTTCCCTCACAGACATCTTGAAGCTCTGCAGAACAATGATATTCCAACCAACCGTCCCGTTCGAAAATTCTCCAATAGACTTTGTTCGCCACTCCATCACCCCCTATTCTTTGATTTTAAACCCTGCGTCATATGTTGCTTTCAGGTTGTTGAAAACGTTGGTGATCTCTTCCCGTTTCGACAACCAGATTGCCGGATGAACGGAAACCTTGATGATAATGTTCTTTTCCTTTGGCGGAACACTAACGGACGGACCTTCCTTTTCCTCGGAAAGATACCGATTCAGATCCAGAGGATTCAAGGCGGTCATGCTGATATCGTGATCAAAATCCTTCATACCCTTCAGAACGTCAGCCATCATGTCGTCATCGATTTCGGACAGTTCCGGAAGTTTGTTGTCGGCCACCAGATCCGCATGTTCCTCCGCCTCGGATGCATAATCCTGGTAATCGACCGGAACTTCCGTCATGCCCAACAATAATGCCGCCTCAAGTCGACCATGCCCGGATACGATGAACCCGGACAAATTCGACACCACAATTGCCTTTCGCCACCCGGTCCCCTTGATAATTTCCCCCAATAATTTGATCTGTTTAGAGGGATGTTGGTAAGGATTTTTCGGATTAGGTTTCAGTTCATCGACTGCCACCATCTTGTCGTAAGTACAATGTATTGTAATTTCAGGGGATTTCTCTTCACTCATAGTATCAGCCTCCTTGTCAGCTTGAAATTTTGTTACATTGAAAAAACAGCCCCACATAAACTTTTAGACCTCGATGACCGAAAC